CGGCTAAATTGTTAGGAGCAGTTGGTAGTTTTTCAAGCTAAAAATGACCGGCTAGGACATAAAAAGCTTTAGCCGTGCGTTTCTTTTGAAGTAGAAACGCAAAGAACTTCGAGATTACATTCGTAGGAAACTCTTATCGACTGTAGAGTCTCCCCATTGTAATTTAAAGTAGCCAGTTTTATAGCAGTCTAGCAATGCTTTGCGCGTAAACGTCTGTGGCAGACGTCCCAGTTGATGGTAAACAGCGCTTGAGAGTTTGTCAACATATTGAAAGGTTTCTTCGTCGTGCAATGCCAATTCTCGAATTGCTGTTTGGACATTGTCTATAGTTGCTCTTGCAATATCGTCACCGCGCACCCAGTTACACATTTCCAACACAACATTCAGATTCAAAGGCGCTACGTGTCTACCTAAATAAGGTTCGTAACGGAATCGACGTTTGAGATATTGAATGTCGTCAATGTTCACATAGGGTTGCAGATTTCCGGTCTTTTCGGCGTCAGTGTAAGTTAGTCCTACTTGGGAATACCCGCGTTGTAAAGCGAAGGAATCCAAATTAGTCCCAGGTCTCACATTGATGTTAACGTCGTCACCATAGCAAACCATAGAACAATAATCTTCAAAGCATTGAGGTGGCAAGTTGGTTTCTTTGGAAAATGCGTATCGTGTAGCCAGCTTAACTGCCAGACAATTGATAATAGTTGTCGCAGCATTACCCGATGGCTGTGAGTGAGCCCACACATACAAGGTGTCATGTAAAAGATGGACTGAATTCACAATATCGAGCCATAGAACATAGCGAACGATTTCATGTTGGGTTTCACCGTTGAGCAAATACCAGTTGTTGATTACGTCAAATACAGACCATAACAAGTCCGCAGAGAGACTTCCATCGAAGTTCGAAAAATCACCGCTAGTGAGGTTTTTCCCAAAATGAGTCAATTTGACAAAGGTCTTCTCCCAATCAAAAGAATACGGGTCCGTTCCTACGCTTATCTCATTGTGGATCCTATTGTCCATGGCGTTCGCTACGAATGCCAGGAAATGTCTCCGAAAAAGAATATTGTAGTCTACGGGTCCGCATGCGAATGATCGAGTTTTCCCTGTCATAACTTTCTCGATTGGGCGTCGCTCATCTTTAAGTGTATCGACCCAAACGGTTAGTACTCTGCGTCCTTGAAGAGCCTCTTTTTCACGGAATTGCACAGCTTGAAGCATTGACTCGGCTACATACTTGTCATCATCTTTGCCCAACCAATCTTGCTTTCCGGGTTTCTTCGCGTACAAAACCCAAGGATATCCTGCGGATGATTGTCGGTCCAAGCAACGAACACGGTCATCACCGTCAATCCCAAGAGCTGCTTCATGTATGGTGTATAACATAGGTCCCGACCATTTCTGGGAAACGGAGGGTAACACTGCTTTTACACACTCATGTAACAATTCTTGATCAATCAACGGAGTCTTACCAGCATTCTTTGCTAGGGCAAGCAACATAGGATCCACAGGTATTCCCTGGACTTTCATCGGTTTTAAAGCGGAAGGCATTGTGGTTGGTACAGAGACGTGACCATGTATGGAAGAAGGTCGCAGCTTAGTGCCTGAAGGTGAGCCCAAAGGTGTCGTCGTTGCTAGAGGGTAAAATTGGCCCTCTATAGGTGTCACTACGTCCTCTGTTGTAACATTCCAGCATACTTGAGCTTGGATAGGAAATTTGTCCAATCCTATTTTGAGCAATTCATAAGTAATGCTCGTACTATAAGCAGTGCCAGGTGCTACAGCTCCAGCTACGTGAATACCAATTAACTTGCCGGTTAGAGATGGTGCGTGGGCCACTAAAGGCGCTCCGCAATCTCCGGGTTTAGTTTCGGCGGTATACTGGTAGTAATCGCGTATCCAAATTTCTTGATCTTTGTTTAAATATCTAAATTCGTCTAAATGATGTTCTGGTTTAGCATAAGATTCAAGGCGCGTCAAGACTTTGTCACGATGTGTTAAAAGTGTGACTTTGAAAGTCTCATACTTAGTTTGGTCTTTAGCTTGGATAAAATGCTTATGGATGTCGGGCATAGTCATCATCGTTCTGGGGAAACTCACGAGTACTAAATCTTTCGGTTCGTTATCTGGAGTTAATATGTCTACGGCCAACAGCTCCGATTTCGGAAAATCGTAAGTGAGAGTGTTGTTTTTAAGACAAGTTAACGTGACAATGTCCCCCAAAGATTCATACACATGTTTAACCATGAGTAGAATTCTACCCTTTACGAAGATGCCTAAACCCGCACGCATGCACACTTGCTGATTTGAAATGACTTCAGAAGACACAACAAACGTATTGCCAGCGACTTTACTATGTATGACTTGATCTGCGTTGGTATCAGTCAATGCTTCAGCGATGACGTTTTCTTCCGCTCGAGGTCTTCTAGAGCGTCGGGTTCGCACTTCTTCACTTTCGGTCAGAGCCAAGTTAGTAGCGCGTAAAGTAGTCAAAACTGTCTTCTTGAGTGTGCCTTGAATGCCTGTCTGTCCGATTGGGTGGCAATCTATACATATTTCATGAATTTTCTGGCCATCGATGGTATCACAATGAACACAACAAATATGTGCCTTGGCTATCATGGTTTTCTGTTTCTCCACTGAATTTATGGCTTCTACTGCTGCCTTCATTATACGAGATATATGACCTGCACTAGTAGTCAAACA